CACCCTAAACCAGAGGAAGTACAATGTTCAAACCCAGTAGAAGAACCAGATTTTATTAAACCATATTTTGGTTTAAGATTATTTCCTGTATGGCACGTAGGTACAGATTATTTACATGAAATAGGTAAAAATTGGTATGACTTTTTAGTTGAAAAAGGTGTTGAATTTATTTGGGAACATAAAGTTTATGACATTAATTTTGATAAACAAGAAGTATCATTAGCAAATCATGATTTTGCAGGTGAAATAGAATATGACCATTTAATTTTTGGTGTAGGTAAATCAGGTATTGACTTTGGTAAACAATTAGCTGAAAAATACGATTTACCAACTGAACCAAAACCAGTACAAATAGGAGTTAGATTTGAAGCACCACAAAAACACTTCCAAAAATTAATTGATGTAAGTTATGATTTCAAATTGTATCGTAAATTCGAAGACAAAGGAGTATCACTACGTTCTTTCTGTACAAACAACAATGCAGCATATGTTGCCGTTGAAGAAACGTATGGAGACCATTCGTACAATGGACACGCTAAAAAAGATGAAGCATTCCGAAATAATATGACCAATTTTGGTATATTAATGGAAGTTAGAGGTATTGATAAACCATTTGAATGGTCCAGGGATGTAGTTAAAAAATTACAAATAGATGGTACAGGGTTATATTATAGCCCAAGTAGAGAACCATCTACAACATCCGAAGGCATAAATGTATCTGCTATTAAAGTAGATCGTTTACATGAAATATCAAAAGCAATGCAACCTTATTTCCCATACATTTTTAATTTTATTGAAGATATGAAAAAGGTATTCCCAACACTTATGGATGATTGGGGTATTTATGTACCTGAAGTAAAATATTTATCTCCTGAGCCACTCGTCGATTATTCCAATCTAGCCCTGACCAAGTATCCTAACGTTCACTTCGTTGGAGATGCACTTTCCGCTAGAGGAATCACGGTGAGTGGTGCACAAGGTACTTATGTTGCTGAATCACTTTTGGAGAATTAAAAGAAATTTCGTATATTGATATCAAATAAAAAATAATATTATGAGCATAGAAACAGGTCAAACATATCCTAAATCAAGAAAATTAATCAAACCAGAAGATGGTACTATTGCCTATACTTGGGATGGTAAATTACATAACTGGGATGGACCCGCATTATTACCTGAAGGTAAGAAAAAAAATGCAGAATATTATCTTTATGGTATTCAAAAAACAGAAGAAGATTGGAAAGAGATGAGACGTCAAAGAGAAGGTATTCCATTCTATAAGAACCAATCAATGAAAAATCAACTATCAGATTATAGAAACTAAGATATGAAAATAGGTTTATGTGGTACAATGAGTGTAGGTAAAACTACATTAGTAAATGCTTTGAAAGAAACAAAGCAATTTAAAGATTATATGTTTAGAACAGAGCGTTCTAAATTTTTAATGGAGCAAGGTATTCCATTAAATACTGATTCTACATTAAAAGGTCAAACTATATTTTTAGCAGAGCGTTGTAGTGAATTAATTCAAGAAAATATTATTACAGATAGAACTGTAATTGATGTTATGTCGTTTACTCAAAATGCTAAATCTATCCCATATCAAGATAAAGAAGCATTTGAAAAATATGCTTCTGAATTCATTTATGATTATGATGTTATTTTTTATATATCTCCTAAGGGGATAGATATTGAAGATAATGGTATTCGTGAAACAAATGTAGAATATAGAGATTTAATTGACGATACTATTGTAGAATTAATTCAAAAATATGGTCATAGAGCAGGTAATATAGAAATCATATCAGGTACAACAGAGGAACGAATCCAACAAATATTGAATATTACTAACCTTTAATATATTTATAATAAAACCTTATTATAATGAAAAAATCGGAATTAACAAACTACATTAGAGAAAATATACTCTCTACATTATCTGAAGATACTGAGGCAGAAATCGAAAAAACTAAAGAATTAACCACAGCGATTAAAGATCTTGAAGCGGCTAAAAAAGAAGCTGGTATAGAAGAAGCAAATATTGGCTTAGCTGATATTGAAGAAATGGGATATGAAGATGGAGAAAGAGCATTTGAAGAAATTAAAGGCAGATTCCAAAATCAACCAGACCATCAAGCATATAAAAAAGGGTTTTTTCAAGGATATATAGATCAGGCAGGTGCTTATGGTTTAAATGAAGCCGAAGATAAAGAACCATCTAAAGCAGATTTAAAGGCAACTAAAGGTTTAGCTAAAGCAAAAGAAGAACTTGCTCAATTAACTAAACAAATGAAATCTTTAGCCCGAAAATATAAAGAAGCTGAAGGTGAAGAAAAAGAAAAACTAGTAGCGGATCTTAAGAAAAAGACAAAACTCAAAAAAGAATTAGAATCTATCATAGATAAATAAAGAAATGTGGTTAAAAAGAAATCTTAACCTCTTAGTTATAATAGGAGCATGTGTAGTAGTTTTTACATTTTTCAATAAAAAAGAAAATTATGTAGAAAAATATGATGCTAAAATAAAAGCATTAGAAAAAAAAGTCGATTCGTTACATCACATTAATGACGAATTGACTTTTAAAGTAGATACATTAAATATACAAATAACAAAATTAGATCATCAAATAGATCTTAAAGATAACAGAATTAACAACTTAAGATATGAAATTAATACCAAAGTTGATGCTGTTGATAACTTTAATGATGATGAGCTTACAAGGTTTTTCACAGAGCGCTACAGACAGTACCTCGATTCAATTAAAAAAACCAATAGCTCGTCTAGTAATTAAAGATCTTATCAAGGGAGACGGAGCTAAAAATGAATTAGCTTTAACATTAAGTAAAATTAAATTATTAGAACAAAAAATAGTTCTAAAAGATAGTGTTATTTTGAATTTAAATTCCCAAGTAGGAAATTTTAAATCTATAATGCTCACTAAAACTGACCAATTATTCTTATCTCAGGAATTATCTAAAAGATTACAAACAGATCTTAAAAAACAAAAATTTAAAAATAAACTAACTGCGGGAGCAGGGGTTGTAGCTGTAGTTGTAGCAATTCTCTTAGTAAAGTAATATGTCAGATTTAAAAAAAGTAATACGCCAAGAATATATAAAATGTGCTCAGGACCCAGTACATTTTATGCGTAAATACTGTTATATACAGCATCCACAACGTGGCCGCATACAGTTTAACCTGTATCCATTCCAAGAAAAAGTATTAACGTTATTCCAAAACAACGATTATAGTGCTATATTAAAGTCTAGACAGTTAGGTATATCAACATTAGCCGCAGGTTATTCTTTATGGTTAATGACATTTCATAAAGATCGAAATGTACTAGCATTAGCAACAACACAAGCTACTGCCCGTAACTTAGTTACAAAAGTACAATTCATGTGGGATAATTTACCCTCCTGGCTTAAAGTAGATGCAGTTGAAAATAACAAACTATCCCTCAGATTAACTAATGGTTCAAAAATACAAGCAAAATCATCTAATGCAGATGCCGCACGTTCAGAAGCCGTTTCTTTATTAATAATTGATGAGGCAGCCTTTATAGACAATATTGCTGAGACATGGGCCTCTGCACAACAAACCTTAGCAACAGGGGGTGGTGCAATTGTACTATCCACACCCTATGGTACTGGTAACTGGTTTCACCAAACATGGGTTAAAGCTGAACAAGGTGAAAATGAATTTTTACCTATTAAATTACCATGGTATGTCCACCCAGAAAGGGACCAAGCATGGAGAGATGCACAGGATTCACTATTAGGAGATCCTAGATTAGCAGCACAAGAATGTGATTGTGATTTTAGTACTTCAGGTGATATTGTATTCTATAATGAATATTTAGAATACTACGAAAAAACACATATCAAAGACCCACTTGAAAAACGAGGTGCAGACCAAAATTTGTGGGTTTGGGAATCACCAGATTATTCCAGAGATTATATTGTAGTAGCGGATGTTGCCCGAGGGGATGGAAAAGATTTTTCTACCTGTCATGTAATTGATGTTGAAAATAACGTCCAAGTTGCTGAATATAAGGGTCAATTAGGTACAAAAGAATTTGGACATTTACTAGTTGGGTTAGCTACTGAATATAATGAAGCTATGTTAGTAATAGAAAATGCTAATATTGGTTGGGCAACTATACAAGTTGCTATAGACAGAGCATATTCTAACCTTTACTATTCACAACGGAGTGACTCCCCGAATGCTAGTTCGTATTTTGATAGATATCAAGACCACTCCAAAATGGTAGCTGGTTTTACAATGTCATCTAGAACAAGACCTATGGTAATAGGTAAATTTCAAGAGTATATTAGTGATAAAGGAGTAACAATCCAATCAAGAAGATTGGTAGAAGAGATGAAAGTTTTTATATGGAAAAATGGTAAAGCAGAAGCACAAACAGGATATAATGATGATTTAGTTATGGCATTTGGAATTGCAATGTATATTAGAGATACAGCTCTTATTCAAAGACAACGAGGTTTAGATGCAACCCGAAATGCATTAAATAATATAACAGTAAACAGAACACAATATCAAGGTGGATATTTCTCAAGTGGAAATGATAACCCATACCACATAGATACAGATGGGGGCAAAGAAGATATTAGATGGCTTCTTAAATAATATTTATAACAATAATTATATACAATGGCAGATAAAGGCTTATTTAGTAGACTACAAAGATTATTTTCAACAGATGTAATCATCAGAAATGTTGGGGGTGACCAAATCAAAGTAATTGATAGTAGTGCAATTCAATCAAATGGTGAATTACAAACCAATTCATTAGTTGATAGGTACAATAGATTATACTCAACAAACCCATCTTCATTATATGGTGCACAATTCAACTTTAATTATCAATATCTTAGACCACAACTATATTCAGAATATGACGTAATGGATCAAGATGCTATTATAGCATCCGCATTAGATATTATTGCTGATGAATGTACACTAAAAAACGATATGGGTGAAGTATTATCTATTCGTTCTTCAGATGAAAATGTTCAAAAAATTCTTTACAATTTATTTTATGATGTATTAAATATAGAATTTAATTTATGGGCCTGGGTCCGTCAAATGACTAAATTTGGTGATTTTTTCTTAAAATTAGAAGTAGCTGAAAAATACGGGGTATATAATGTTATACCTTATACTGCATATCATATTAGTAGAGAAGAAGGATTTAATCCTAAAAATGTATCAGATATAAGGTTTAGATATGATCCTAATGGGTTAGTTAATCCGAGTTCAGGGATGTATTCAACCCCCAATAATAATTCTCAAAATGAAAATGGTATTTTCTTTGACAATTATGAAATGGCTCACTTTAGATTAATTGGTGATACTAATTATCTTCCTTATGGGCGTTCATATCTTGAACCTGCTAGAAAATTATTTAAACAATATACGTTGATGGAAGATGCTATGCTAATTCATAGAATTTCACGTGCTCCTGAAAAACGTATTTTTTATATGAATGTTGGGTCTATTCCTCCAAACGAAATAGATGCTTTCATGCAGAAAACAATTTCTAATATGAAACGTACTCCCCACGTAGATCAAAAAACAGGTGAGTATAATTTGAAATATAATATGCAAAACATGATGGAGGATTTTTACATCCCAGTTCGTGGAAATGATACAACAACAAAAATTGACACTACAAAAGGTTTAGACTATGATGGTATTCAAGATGTTGAATATTTGAGAGATAAGCTGTTTGCTGCTCTTAAAGTACCTAAAGCATTTTTAGGGTACGATGAAAACATTGAAGGTAAAGCGACATTAGCTGCTGAAGATATTAGATTTGCTCGTACAATTGAAAGAATCCAAAGAATATTAGTTTCTGAACTTAATAAAATTGCACTTGTACATTTATATTCTCAAGGGTATAGAGATGAAGCATTAACTAACTTTGAGTTATCAATGCAAACCCCATCAATTATCTTTGAACAAGAGAAAATTGAGTTAATGAAGTCTAAAACCGAATTAGCTACTGCATTATTAGAAAATAATCTATTACCTACAGATTGGATCTACGATAATATTTTCCACCTATCAGAAGACCAGTATGATGAATATAGAGATTTAAATAGAGAAGATGCTAAACGTAAATTTAGATTAGCTCAAATAGAAGCTGAAGGAAATGATCCTGTAGAAACTGGTAAATCATATGGTACACCTCACGATTTAGCATCCTTATATGGCAAAGGAAGAATGTATTCAGATCCTGGAAACGTACCAGATGGGTACGATACAGATTCTGATTTAGGTCGTCCTAAAGATAGTATTTCAAATCACGGTAAACAAGATAGTAACTTCGGTAAAGATCCATTAGGTGTTAAACGTATGAAAGATACAGATAAAAATGACTCATCAGATAGCCGAACAGATACAAACAAATCCGGTTTAGCTTTAGAAAATGCTCAAGTATCTTATTTGAAAAATAAAGATATGTTTGCTAAAATGAACAAAAAACAATTAGTTTTTGAGCAAGATAAAGATGATAGTACCTTATTAGATGAAAAACAATTAAAGAAGTAAAAAACTTCACATATTTATAAATAAATATATTTTTTGATGAAAATTAAACACTCAAAGTACAAAAACACGGGAATTCTTTTTGAACTGTTAGTGCGTCAAATTACTGCCGACACATTAAAAGGTGGAGATTCACCTGCCATAGACATATTAAAGGAATACTTTGTAAAAACTTCTTTAGGTCGTGAATATAAATTATATGAATCAGTTTTAAAATCTAAGGTTTTAAATGAAGGAAGAGCAAATATGGTAATTTCTACTATTTTAGAATCTTCTTCAAAATTTAACCGTACCTTATTAAGAAAACAAAAATATAATTTAATTAATGAAATCAAAAAACATTACAATTTAGATGTTTTCTTTGGTGCTAAAATTAAAAATTATAAAGAATTAGCTTCATTATATACTTTAATTGAAGGGTATAACTCTAAAGAATCTAATGATTCTCAACAAATAATTGATAATAAAGTAACTTTATTAGAACATTTAACTGAACAAGAAGTTAACGAAAAAGAAGTTAAAGACGATGTTCTTAAAGAATTTCAAACTTATGATAAAGATTTAAGAATTCTTACTTATAAAGTATTATTAGAAAAATTTAATTCTAAATATGAAAATTTATCTATTGAACAAAAACAAGTACTCAAAGAATTTATTAATTCAGTAGATTCAGCCCCAGGCTTAAGAGATTTTTACAATTCTAAAATAAATGAA